AAATCACTATTCATTCTATTTTCCTTTTATAGTCCTGCTTGTTGCAGCATGTCTTGTAGAAATTTCACACTGTTTTGGTTTTTACTAAATTTAAGTTTCCATGTGGCAGTGGGTGCATATTGTTTTATCATGTCCAGCTGTTCAGGCGTGCAGCGAGTGAACAAGCTGTCAGCTGAACCAGCATTATACAGTATCCACGGACTGATTCTTCCACTTCTCAACCATGCAATTGCTTGGTTGGTGTTGATCTTTTTAAAAAAGTCATGCCAGGGTTCACCAGTTTCGTTACTCCACTGCTGCATGAGCAAGATGTTTCTTTCCAGTGCATCTTCAGCTGACTCTTTTTTGGTTAGATCTCGAACATATTGTTCATACACAAAATCATTGCACCATCGATCAATGGGTATGTTGGCCTTGATCACATAATCAATATATCGGTCTGGATTGATTGCATCAAGATCCACAATGTGCCTGCCAAATTTAACAAATGCAGTATAAAAAGGACTGTCGATAAAATGTCGCTGACTGTGTTTTTTTACTGCGGTGCTGTGTTTTTGACTAATGGTATAAAATCGATTCCATGCTAAAAACCCAAATCTAGCATGTGGTTCGTCACGCTGAAACCACCTGCGTTTTTTCTCACAACTGTGATTGATGAGATATTTTTCAGTGGTAAACGTTCTTTTACAAAATTCGCATGCATAAGCTGCATCACTCATGTTTAGCTGTCAAACTCCTTGGACACTGCTTGCGCTTGTTTTTCTGTATACCCAGCATCTAGTGCCAGGATACCAATAGAGACTTTGTCATATTTACTTTTGAGCAATTGCAACTCTTGTGTGTTCATCCAGGGATTGAGTTCCAGTAACAGTTGATCAACCAGTGGTTTGTTGCTGCGTTTTTTCTGTCCAGCTGCCAACCAGGGCCTTTGTTGTTTTCCGCCAATGCCGCATACACACAGCAGTCGATGCTGCAGATCTGGAAAACGACTGGTAGCCCATAGATTGATGTTTACTATGTCATTAACAAAGACTACTGAATTTGCACATTGTGAATTTTGACTGGGCAAGCTGCTCATGTAACGCATGAGCACCAATGCTGCATATGCTTTCTTTTCTCGATCACTGAGATTGTTGTAATAGTCTTGCCGATTGTGGTCAATGGCATTGAGAGTAGCAAACAAGTCTAGATCATATGTTTTCTTTTTAGCTGCCATGTCGTTACCTTCTAGAAGCTATTATAACAATGATACATCAAAACTCCAAATAGTTACACTATTGCTGCTCAACTACCAGCTATTGATAAATAAGTTACATTAACAGCATTCCTCTAGGAGATTAAACACATGGGTCGTCCAATAAAAAAGAATTTGATTGGCAATACCGCCACAAGCGGACAACAAATTCAAGTCAGCGCCTGGGTCTACGGCGATAGTCAGGCCAGAAACGGTTATCTAGTGAGACAACAGGGCACCGGACACTATATTGCACATGTTGACTACAGCGGAGATTCTTTTCAAGACACTGTGGCACTGCAAAACTCTTCACCAACTGCTGCAGGACAAGCCACAGTCACTGTTACACCATATGGTGCAAGCGGTAGTGGTGTATCAGCCAACGCCACAGTGGGCTTGTACTCAACTGTGATTGTCACTGACGGTACTGGCAGCACCAGCGCCAGTTATGCACCAGGCGAAGTACTCACTGTGGTTGGAGGAACCAACACAGCAGTTGCAACTGTAACAGTGCACACAGTGCATGCTAGAGCAGCAGCAGTAAATGATAATGCCAATGGTTATACCGTAGGAGATACATTTACTTTTACCAGTGGTGACTACTTGATACCCACTGTGCTCAGAGTTGCAACCACAACTGGTAATGGACAGGTTGCCACTGTTACAGTGACCACTGGCGGTAGCTATACCAATCCAACCCTGCCCACTAACCCAGTCACTCCCACCAGTGCGGTCACTGCTAACACAGGTGTAACCGGTGCAACATTCAATATTGGTTGGGGATTGAACACAACTTCTCCAGCAGCACAGGGTGTGTTCACTGCTATTCCATCAAACCCAATCAGCTTGGTGGGCAGTGCACTTGGCACAGGTGCAACTGTTAACGGTCGTTGGACCGTTAACGGAGTGGTCATGGGAGTAAACGGAACAGGATATGATGGTGCTCCACTTGTGAGTTTTGTTGGCGGTTCACCTACTGGTTATGCACAGGCATTTTCCACTGTGTCTTCGGGTGGTGTCAGTTCAGTAACTGTGTATGCTGGCGGTAACTATGCAAGCATTCCATCTGTGACATTTACAAAAACTGCATCAACAGAGTATGCTTACAAAATTAACGACGATACTGTTGTGACTTGGGGTGGTAATGTGTATACTTGGTATGGCACAGGAACTACTCTAACTGCTGCATATACTGCTACTATAACCACAGCATAAAATTCTAGCTCGGCCTTAAGCAAGCCCAGCAGACTCAGGCAAAACCCTCTGAAAGCCCTAGTGATCAGAGGGTTTTGTTTTTTCTAAAACAATTTACGGATATCAATTGATTCTGGCACTTTGCCAGCATCCTTGATGAAAAATGCACACAACGGCGACTCTTTGTCTTCAAGTGGCACAGCAAGAAAATTTCCATTTTTCAATTTGGGAAAATACCACTTGACATCTGGCCAAATATTGATCACTTGAAATTTAGAAAACTTGGGCATGTAGCCATTGATGGGATTGTAGGTAAACACATCGAAATCTTTGTCATTCAAATACACCAGCGGCATGATTTCTAAATCTCCGCTGTTGATATCGCCTATTATCACACTCCAGTCCAAGGGCATTTGTATATTTGTATTGCCTATTTTAATATCCACGCAGGGACTATTAAAACTTTCTAAAAAAATCAGTGGTATGAAATAATAGTCAACATCAGATTGATCACTATAGTCCAACACACAAAAACGAACATCTTCAATTTGATCCGGTATTTGATTGAGGTTATATGGTTGGTTGTGATTGGTTAGTATACGCATGCAAACACCGGAAGTTAAGTTGCGTATATTTAAGATAAATTATTGTAGAATTTACAAGAAAACAACAAGTTATTTTTACATTTTTAGGTCTAATCTAATAGGTTACCTTGGTCATTGAATGAGGATATTCTGCTTCCTTGTAAAATTCAATCCTGGCTTTTAAGTGTTTTTGACTGTACTTGCATTTGCTGCTGACATCATATATTTCCACACGGTCTTTGTCGTTTGCTTTGCGCAAGCCTCGACCAATGCTTTGTATTGTGCGCACAAAGCTTTTGCCCGGTTCTACCAGTACCAAGTTGAAAATTCTATTGATGCTGATGCCGGTACTGGTGGTGCCATAGCTGGCAATCAATATACCATTTTCTGCCAAGTTGATGTCGCTATAGTGTTCTTTTCTATCAGCAGTTTTCATTTCGCCTGACACAAAAGTGCTGTCGGGTATGAGTTCGTTGAGCTTTTTACCAGATGCAATACGATCCACTAGTACCAGAGTATTGCCAGTTTTGGCAATGTCCTGTATGGTTGCTGCCAACCATGCCAATCTTGTGTCGTCAGTGGTCAAGTATTTTAATTCAGTGGCATAGTCTTTATACTTGACTGTTTCCTGTGTTTGAATGACGTTTACATGGCATTGAGCTAGATAACCTTGATCCTGCAGTTCTTTGGCTGTAAGCTGACCCACTGTGGGTCCAATGCTGGCCAATATGCTCATGCGGTCTTGTTCTTGCTTGGGCAGTGTACCAGTCAACCCCCATCTTATGGGAATGTTAGCAAACACACCTGTAAGCAAGCCTGTGAGTACATCTGCAGCAGCTCTATGGCAGTTTGATACTACGGCGCCCTGTACAATATAATTGTGATCATCTGCTATATGAAGATTATATACTTCAATTGGCTTTTCTATTTCTTTTTTTGATATTAGCTTCATAAAATTTCTTTATTTTTGCTGCTGTAAGTTCGTCAAAACGAGTATAATCAATATCGCTTGATTGTACTAAAAACCACTCTTGATTTGCAATTAGAATAGTAAATCTATTAATTTTTGCCCAATCTGCTAGTGCTATCATTTTTGCTTCATGTATAGCACCATTGCATAATTCTTTTGGTTTAACTTCAATTAAAATTCTATTTGTGTAATCAATAAAATCCACAATATAAATTTTATAATTATTTAAATATTCATAAGGTATTCTGAGTTTTTCGTATTCTGCTGCGGGATTATAATATTGATACAATGCCTCCCAAGAGGATCTATATTTTTTACTATCAAGCATACTATTCCAATGAGTATTTCTATTATTAGAATTTGGAGTAAATTCTCCCTTTAATATTTTTTCTTTCATTAATTTTGATTTGGCTTCTCTTACTTCTTGATTATGTTTTTTACCGTACATGGGATTTCCAATAGAAGTACGATCTCTACTTAGTTTTGCCAACTTACTATTAGTTTCTTTTGTTTGTCCAGTTTGCCACATACAATCTGCATACAAATTACCACCCTTAGTAGTGTATTCATTCAACATCTTACCCTTATTCCATGGTATTGTTGGTTGATTTATAATTGCTGGTAAACCTTGTTCCTTTCTTTTATGTTGACAAGAAAATCCGCCAATTTTAGAAATAATCGACTTTATTTCTTTATCAGTTATTCTACCGTCTAATAAATTATCAATGTTTTCTCGCCAGATTGATTGATTAGAACTAAGTCTACGTAAGAATACACGTCTATTATCATATTCTAATTTTAAACCATTGCTTAATAGAATACTTGTTCCAGACCATTCTAAAATACGAATTTTCTGTTGAGCATTTTCTAATATTTTATTAAATTTTTGTATCATTTCAGTTGATTTAATTTTCATATAAATACATCCGCTGCTGCACAATGTATTTATATTAATAACCAATGATTTCATGATCTGTTGATAATTCGACGGCTCTAATCCAACCATTAGTTGTCAAAAACTTATGGTTACCGGTTACTTTTATACGCTGACCGTTATCAAGTTCTAATTCATACATTTTTTCACTATTGGATTTTACAAGGTTTTTATGTTGTTTGATTACAGTATCCGTTTTAAAACTTTTTGTCTCCTCAGAATAATTTATTACTTGGTCACCTGAACATATATCTTTAATTGGTTTGTAACCTGTTGGTGTAAGAACTAACGCATCACCATCAAAACACTCATCTGCTATTACACAGATTTGATCTTGCATGAATTCTTCCAACTGACCTTCGTCTAAGGCATCTTTGCCTTTCTTGTCCAGTATGTTCAAGCTTTGCCAAGTGCATATGGTATGCTTGCAAGTGTATTCTTTTCTATCGCCAAAAATTACACCCACATCCAATCCCAAGTTCACATAATCTTCTTCAGTCTGCAGCACAAGGTTTTTATTAGGCACAATCACAATACTGCGACCATATGGTTCAATCATTTGACTCAGTGTTGATGTGATAATGGTCTTGCCTGCACTGGTGGGAGCAACAGCAACACCCTGCAGGTTGTTTACACAACTGTTGATCACATCCACTTGATAATCTCGCAGTTCGATAGGTTGACCTTCAAATCTATGACCAGCAGGCCAAGTCTTATTGCTGTGATATGCAGTGTCAATGGGTGTAAGTGCAATGGAATAACTCTTGCGCTGATCTACGATGTCTAATTCATACCCAGCTTCTTGAATTATGGGCAATACCACTTCCAGTAGATTCAAGTAAGTTCTACCGCCAATGGTCATGAAACTCTTGGTACCATCCCAGCGGCCCAGCTTGTATGCAGCACTGTATCTTGCAGCAGGAATAAAATACTTCAATGCTGTAGAACATGCTTTTCTTGTGTTCAAGTCAAGACCCACCAGCTTGCAGTTTACTTCATCTTCGATTATGAGTTGGCACTGGTTCATTGCATGATCTCTATGTTAGACAGTTGCATCTTCAAGTCCACTGCATCTCAATTTGGTCACATGTCCAATTTGATAGTGTTTGATTTCCAATCCGCGCATGACAGCTAGATATCTATTTCTCACCAGTGACACTTCGTTGATTAGTTCGTATAGACTCACTATGTCATCCTCGCCGTCGATGTATTTTTCGATGGCTCGATCACTTAGTTCCCTGTTGTATCTTTCTAGATATTTTCGATAATGTTGACTGCGCAGTTTGTCATGTTGTATGTTCAAATATTTCAAGATGGCTTCAACATCTTGCAACTGTGCAAATCTTTCAGCAGTTATACCGCTTAACTCTTGACTATTTCGTTCGATACTGCCCTTAAAATGTGTTTGTTTGATTGCAACATCTAACTCTTGATTATAATAGGTAACAGCATCGCCAAGCTGGGATAGATCTTTTACTATTCGGTTATACCACATGATTTATCGAGACAAACTAATCAAAATAATTCTTCGTCTTCGTCATTTTCTTCTTCTACATCGTCATGGCCATACAAGTGTTTGATAGCAGCATCCAGATGTGGATCTTCTCCGTGTATGCTTTGCAAATCTCTTGAATCAATTGAATAATTGTCAAGTACTATCAATAACTTATTTGCAGCATCTTCTTTTTTTGCGGTAGGCACGTATTCGCTTAACAAGTCCCAAATATCCAGTATCATGGTGGTATTAATTGTCATATAAATTCTCCATTGTGTTAGTATCTAGCATGCAAAATATTTTACACCTTGCATGCTAGTTTTGCTAATTTATTCCGAGTCGGCAGATAAATCAGAATCACTGGTCAAATTATTATTAGTGACGTTGGATTCATCCCATTCACTTATGATCAAGTCAAGCAATGGTTCGTCAATCTGACTTCTAAACTTTTTATGTACTGTGCCTTTTTTATCAGTATATGTAAGCTTGTTACCGTCCTTGACCAATACACCTTTCTTTTCAAAAAGATCAATAAGTCCGCTGTATGGGTCCATTCCAGATTCCCAGGGAATTTTTATTTCAACAGCTTCAAACGGTTTGTTGTACCTGGTCTTCATGACTTTACATGCAGCACGAATACCATTCACTTCACTGGTCTTGTTACCGTCTGCATCTTCCTTGAGCTTGAGTTTGCGCATGGCAACCACAATACTACTGGCATACACAAATCCCTGTCCGCCAGAAATTACGTCATCAGGATTGAACATGTCTTGACTAGAGTAGCTGTGATTCGTAGCAACCAATCCAATTTCATATTCACCAAACATGTTCACGCAATTTCTCACCAAGCTGGTGAGTGCTTTGGGCTTTCTACCCATATCACCCTTCATGTTGCCGCTTTGAAACTGATCAACATCTGTTGGAGTCAGCAACATACCCAAGCTGTCTAGTACAAATAAGAATTTTGGACGGTCTTTTGCATCCAAGCTTAGGTACTGGCTTTTATAGTCTTTAACAAAGTCGCTCATGAGTTTAGCCACGTCATCGACCATGGCCATATTAACTTTGAGCAGTTTGTTTTCACTGGTGTCAACTCCCAATGCATGCAACCATGCTTCGTCAAGAGCATTTTCAGTGTCTATTAGTACTACAAAGATTCCTTGCTGTTGTGCATAACGCACAAGGTTACCACTGCATATATAACTCTTGCCAGAACCACTTTGACCAGCAAACATGGTTACCTTGCCCAGTGGTACTCCGCGATTAAAGTCACCACTGATGGAATAATTCAGTGCATAATTTCCTGTTGAAATCCATGTTGTAGGGTCATGAAAACCCACACTCATGCCAGGAATATTTTTGGTAATGTCTTTTCTAAATTTTGAAATATCAACCGGTTTCATCTCAATCCCTTTGCTACAACTGAAGGAGAGGTTCTCTCCTTCAGTTGCTATGGTTTAATATGTTTTAGATTATTGATTTTGGTTTCTATTGCGAACCATGGCCAAGATTTGCTCTGGGGTCATGGTCTTGTTTGCTGTTTTAGCAGCAGGTGCTGGTTCAGCAGCAAACGGGGCGTCATCTTCAACTGCTGCTGGCACTGGTACTGGACGAGCAGCAGCACGTGGTACAACTGGCGCTGCACGTGGTACAACTGCAGCAGGAACATCATCAACAGCAGCATTGCCATTGTTTTCAGTCTTTAGTCCAGCTGGCTTGTAGAATTCTGCCCAACGATCAGCATCATACTGTTCGCCGTTGACACTTGCCTCAAACATTTCCATCATGGCCTTGAGATGTGCATCGTCTGGCTTCTTGGGCAGGAATGTGCTCAAGTTGAACAAACCAAAGCGATCAATTGCATCCAACTCGTCCTGATTCAGTGCACGTTCCTTCATGGCCCATGAACTGCTGGTATAGTTGGCATATTCGCCCTTTTGAGTCTTGGACAAATAAAAGTCTCGACCGTTGTCATAATCAGTCGGAGTGTGTTCAAGATCCTGACGCATCAAAATACCCTTGATGATGTCATGAATGGATTGGTTGATGATAAAACGCCTAATGGGATTTTCTGGTGGTTGATCATCCTTGTTGGGATTTTGTGTAACCAAACCTTGATATAGATAGCTTTTCTTACGATAGTAAGTACGAGCCATTTCCAGCAGATCATCCTGCTTCCACCATGGTGAAATTTCAGCAGTGATTGGGCAGCTATTGGGCTTCCACATGTTAACACATGGAACTTGAACTTCAACCCTCTTGTCTCCTGGTTGTCCTTTGATACCAGCAAACGGCAACTTGATGATCAAGCGCTCAACCCAGAAAAAGTCATTGAGTTCATCGCCGTCTGGCAAAAATCTCAGTGTAGCTGTACTTGAATTTGGATTGTTCCAGAAAGGGTAAACTGCGTTATCACCACTGGGTGCGCCACCCTTTGCACGATCTTTGCGAGCCTCTTGTTCCATAAGCTTCGCTTGTATTTCTTTTAATGAAAGAGCCATGTTGTTTTCCTATATTATGAGCCTAGACCGCATGCTAATGTTTCATAACATGCCGACACACTATTTATGCTATATATGGGATCAAACAGTCAATAATTTACAGTTGCTTCAACAGATCAAAAGCAGCTTTTGGATCTGATTCATACTTGGCTCGCCACATTTGATCAACTGCAATCAAGTAGCTCATGGTATCATCATAATCATAATTGTGGATTTCTAACGCCTCTTTTGCCGCAGCAGAATCAATTTGATCTTCTTTTAAAATAAAAATAGATTCCACTGTAAACTGGTTGAGAAATGCATATAGCTCTTGTTCTTCTAATACTTTTCCTGTTTTGTCTTTGGCACGTACTTCATCTCTAGGTCTAATGATTCTATTGAATGTGGCCCAATGAACAAGAATATCTTCTCTTAGTCCCACTGCAGTTTTTATATATGACACCAATTGCTTGATGTCTGCATAATTTTCTTTGCCAATTTTTTTAGCAGTGGGTGTTTTGATATCAATTGAGTCCATGGTATCGTTGATACAAACCAGAAAGCTGTAAGAATCCAGATCTGGTCTTGATAGGTCAGTGTTTTCTTTGGTAGCAAAAAATCGATCAGCGTCAGTGGGTTCAATGGTTTTCATGCCATAGTCATCAAACATCTGAAGATAGAATCCACTACCTTTTAATATTTCAAAAATTTTGTTACTAATGGTTGATCTGTCTCTCATGTTTGTATTTATAACTACAACACAATAGGCATGGGTTCATCGTAGAATCCGTCGCTATCTTCCCAGGTATCTTTGAGTATTTCACCAAATCTATCATCCCAATTCTGCATCATTTGCATCATGCGCACACACAACAGTGTGGCCATTACTGCATCATCTGGTACACCGGTTTTGCCTTCAAAACTGTTGCCTTTGGACACAAAGAACTTGAGCTGTCGAACAAGCTCTTTGCTGTATATTTTCAATCTGTCCTGTTCAATGAGACTCTTGAGTTTGGTACATGCTTGTGCTTTGGTCCTGCCATTGGTGTTGAGTCCTTTTCTGGGTCTTGACTGACCTTTGACCCGAGGCTCATTCATGAATGTACCAAGAAAATTTTCCTCTCCAATTTCAGCAATGGTAACCAATGCAGCTTCGCCCCAACTGTTGTTTTCAATTGTGAAGTATATGTCAGGGTCAATTTTTTTTGGTGATGCCTTGACAATTTCGCCATGTATATAGTTTACAAGATTTTGCATGATGCGCACTTGTTGCGGGATTGATGTTCTGTTGTGCGACCACTCTGCCACCTGCTGTAGATCAGGCATGCTGAATATTTCAATGACACTGAAATCTTTACCAACACCTGCACTGGGATCCAGAGATATAAGATAGGTGGTGTTGGCGGTTACATGGTCATACCACCTCACCTGACCATGAGTTTTAAACAATGGATCTCTACCTTGCAGTTTTAACAATTTGGCAGGTGCAATTAAGGTTTCATCAGCTGATATAAACTCACATTGATATTCTCGCCTAAATCGATCAATGCCAATCTTGGCACGCTCTCGGTCTGCCCACACTTCGTCTCTACCCGGCACATCATAATAATTTGCCATAAATGCTTTGAATCCATTGACTCCCACACCACCAGGTATACTGTTGCCATGTTCGTCAACATCCTTAATGGCACCATACCATAGCTCTGCAAACTTGTCTTCGTCACTGTTGGGTGTAGAAGTGATAATGCATTTACCGCCAGTGGCCAATGTGGGACTCATGGCTGTCCAAAATTCTTCAGCAATTCTTGGCTTGATAAAGGCCATTTCGTCAATGTACAACAAACTAATGGACAGTCCTCGTCCACTGTCTGGAGTTGTGGTGGTGGATAGTATTCTACTGCCATTGTCAAATTCAATGCTTTGAGCATTGTATGTTTTAACACCGGCTCGTATATAGTCTGGTGTTTCTTCATATGCAAATTTCACACGCTGCATGATTTCACTGGCAGCTCTAAATTTGTTAGCAGCAATCAGCACTGTGACATCTGGGTTGAACATGGCATACCATAATAAAAATCCAGCAGCAGTTGTGGTTTTACCACTTTGACGTGGCAACATGGCAATACAGTTGGTGAATTTCCAATATACCTCAACCAGCTGTTTTTGAAAATCATATGCTTCAAACTTTATGCGTCCCCGCGTGGGGTTGGTGATGTACATGTAGTTTTCCATATAATATATGGGGTTAAGGCTACATTTGATAAACTCACGACGCTGAAATTCAGTCATGGAAGTTTTTCCAGGCTTTTTGATTATTTCATAGTCGCTGTTGGTTGGCATTACACTAGTTAGCCTTAACGAGCAAGTGTTAACTCAACAACACTGCTATTTTTTTAACGACTGCCTTTTGATTCTAGACAAGGGACTACGAGAACCGTTTGTTACTGGATCTTCCTCAGCCAAGGGATCCTTGTCAAATTCGTCACGCACAGTTGCTGTGAGAGGGCTTTGAGTACCAGATGAGATGTCAATGTCTTCTAGCAAGAATTTGGCATACTCACCAGTGAGATATTCCAACAGGTTTTCTTCTGCTGCATCGTCTTCCATGGTGTTGTCAACCCCTGCATGACCAAACTTTTGCTTGGGATTCAATGGAGTGTAAGATGACGCATCTTCGTATTTTTTCAATCTTGCTAGACTGTGCTCCACAGTGTGACCATAGTCGTACATTTCGTTAAGATCATTTGATTCCATCATGCCAGTGCCATAGCACTCATTGCAAATTTCTTCATTTAGATGATCGTATCCAGTGCCGTCGCAATTGCTGCACGCAGCGGCATCGCCAGTGTTGGCAACTGCTTGATCAGCAGCATCGTGCGGGCACATGCCGGACCCACTGCAGTGAGTGCAATCACTACCAGTTGCATCACAACCGATACCATGGCATGCGCAGCATTTGTACATGGTTTGCACAGCATGGTCAGAAACTTCTATTCCGCTCAACTGCTTCAAGCGAGCCAACTCATGGCCGTCAGCTGGTTGAACAACCACATCAAGATTTGGAATGTCAGTGGTGATTGTCATGTGATAAGGTGTATTATCTGTCATTTGGAAGTCCTTGGGCTATTGCGACTGCGGCGTGTTGATTTTTCAAAGTGTTCGGTTTTGGGTTGAGCAACATCTGCAAAACCACCTGAACGATTCATTAGTTCGTGATCGATGGGTAGTTTACCAGAAATTTTGCCGGCTGCTAGCGGAGCATCGGTAATGTGACTATTGAAATTTTGCATGTCTTGAACTGGTTCAAGTGTGGTGCTTTTAACAAATTCGTCCATTTGTAACCACGAAAACAATGGGTCACTGGGTTCAACACGATCACTTTTTCTAGTGCGAGCAATATCACTGAGATATCCTAAAAAGTTTTTATTGTATTCGTTGCCGTACATGTCGATGTCAGCTGGTTGCTCATCATCGCGATAAAGTCGGTCAGTGGACAGCCTTACAATCTTTGACAATCCTTCTGCTGCAGCTTGTGCATGTTGTTCAAGCTCCAGTTCGCGATCAGCTGACGATTGCTCAACTGGTTCTTGTTCGTTACGAACCAATACAAAATTTTCAGATACATTTAGTAAACTTTTGATTTCAGTTTGTAACACATATGGACTGATTGGAACTTGAACTTCGGCTTGTATTTTGAACACTCGACGATTTGGTATATTGTAAAAATCCAAACCATCGTTGTCGACTTCCATGGGACGTTGTATCTCAGTTAAACCAAAGCGTTTTAGATATCGTTCAACTGCATCAAACTGTGCATCAGATGGCGAAAAAGCAAACTTGATAGAAATTTTGCCTCGGTGCACAGACTCGTTCAAATAATTTTTTAATGTTTTGTTCACGTATGTTACCACCGCTATTGTTCAAAAGTTATGCTTTATTTATTATCGTTATCAATTTCACTCAATTCTTTACGAACCTGAGCCAGTAATTCATTTCGATCTATCAGTGTTGCATCACCGTCGATTGCATTATCGTGTTTGGCTGGAGATTGATTTTCCAGACGCATTTTGTCCAACTGCAACTTGAGCAGTTTAAGCTTTTTATCAACTTTGGAATTCTTGGCTTCAAGACCAATTTTGAGCATTTGACCACTGCTGGAAAATATTTCTCCCGCATGTCTTATTTCCACACTCATGCCAAGGTCTCGCAAATCTCTATGTGCTTGAATGGCAAGCTCTGCAATTTCATCCATTTCGCGATCATGCGCATCTCGACCACGAAATTGTCTAAACTGTTCGTCAATTAATTCAGCATGACTGAGAGCTTTGGTAATCACCTCTTCGGTGAGTTCATCATCGTCGATTGCTGGTACATCGTTATCAGTAACATTGTCAGCAATTGATTCCAGGTCAAAAGTTTCTTCAAGTTTGGAAAATGGTGTTGTGTTCATCGTTTTTTACCCTTGGTGACCCAAATGTCATCTTCGGTAATTACCCTAAAAGCTAAACCATTCTTTTTGGCATATGTCATGGCCGCAGCCCACTTGGCAGTGTTTAGTATCAATGCTGCTTTGTCTCTGCGACTGGTTGCACTTTCAACCATTGCTTCTTTCTTGGGTTTAACTTCCACTAACTCGGCTCGTCTAGCACCGTTCTTGTCCTGATATAAAACCAAAAAATCTGGTACATATTGACTTTGTTTTCCAGTTAATGGATTTCTATAAGGAATACGCACGCTTTCACTTGCCCACTGTATTACACTTGGATGTTGATCTAAAAAATGCATTACTCTGTACTCCCACGAACTTCTTGCAAACGGTGTTGGATTACCAATAAGCTTTTGCGGATTCTTTGGTACGAAGTACTGCTGATTGTATTTGCTCATAAAAATTATTTATGAAAAATTTCTTATACTAGGTTGATAATGTTGCAACTTTTATCGATGCATTCAATACTATGTTATGTGACCAGTTGGGATCTTGATTGGTTGTCATGTACCCCATCTGATTGTGGTCGGTTTTGACCGAGTTTAGTGCTGATAGAAATGCCGGATCTAGCTGTCCATTCACATATATACTGTCGACACTTTTACCAGTCTGCCGACAATACTGCACAGCAATTGCTGCCATGGTTTGTGCCATTTCGTCGCTGGCACCGTGCTGACTAAACATTCCATATGCATAATCATAAATGTTTCCTGTTGACATGGTCGATCCTTACGTGCGTGTAATGGGAGTTGATGTATTAGATGTTGAGTCACTAATTGACTCCCCGGGTGATATCTGATTTCCATAATTATCGAGAACTAGAGCACGGTGTGTGGTACTGCCCGATGTCACCTGAAACGAATTAAGATTTTGTATTTGTGGGTTTTCACGTGTGTCTGTTACTGGATCCTGCAAATTGGTTGGGTCGTTATCAAAGTCTTCTTGTGGATTACCAGTTTTGCCCAATCGGTCCAAGTCGTCATCACTGCCGTCAGGTAGATCTTGACCAGGTCCTTTTAGGGCTTGCTCAAAGTCTTGATCCGTATCATCGGAATCTGGTATATCGTCTATGTATGGGTCTGGCGAACTATAATCTTGTGCCTCATGTCCATAATCACTTGGTATCTCGTAATATGCTCCGTCGCCGTATAGTGTGGTAGCAGCAGTTGCTGCAGATATCGTACCAATTTCTGCAGCTGGCTGAGTAGACGATTGCGGATAAAAAGGAGTAGAGAAAGTATTAGACAATTGACTAAAACCATAAGAAATCTGATTGGTCGACGATGCCAACTGATTGGTGGTCAGTTGCACTTGATTTAGCAATGTTCCCACTGAGTTCACAGTGGGATGAGTAAACACTTGTTTGATGTCGCTTGATATACTGCCAAAGTTAACAGCGCCAAATGCTCCCAGCACACTGTGCGAAAACACACTGGGTGCAGCAATCACGTTGTTAATCTTTGACACCACACTGTTGAATGCTGACCCAACTCCAAACAAGTTGTTAATTGAGTTGTTTGCTATACCAGAAAATTGCGCAGTTGGAAAATTTTTGGGTAAAAAGTTTGAAGAAGTATTTGTGCCTCGAAAAGTATTTGTGATATAGTTTTTGTCAGCTGTAGTTATTTCGCCAAGTTGAGTAGGTGGTTCAAGGTGCACATCCACTGCGAAACCAAATTGACTAGCCAAGTCAGCAGTGATGGTAGCGCCACTGGCTGCATATTCAAGTGATTCGTAATCAACTGTCATGCTCATTTCTTCAGACCCGGGTTGTTCACTGTCAAAATTTTGCCAATCCACATTGCCTATTCTTGGATTGATATAGTTGATCTGAGTGTATTTTCTACCAAACAGTGCATATAGTTCAAGTCGTTTGAAAAAATTAATTTGCTCACTAACTGGTCGCAAACCCCAACCGCTGCTGTCGTTGAATTTTCCAACCACACTATCGTCAAATACCGAACTATCCTTGGGACGGCTATCGCCAAAATAATATCTGAAATAATTAACCCATACCTGCAGTATTCTATCGTCCACTGTATCGTGGAATCTTATTTGTATGGGATTGTACTTTAATCGTGTGTATGCATATCTTTTACGGTTGTACTGATTAAGCTCTTGTACCTGCAGATCAACCTTGGGTTTGTCAATTGATTTGATCATGAAACTGATACCCTGCTCGTATTTGCCGATATCCTTTAGGTTGGGAAACAAATTCTGTGCATCGCTGTTGACAACAAACGTTGCATAGTACATGAACTTGTATCTTGGTATACTGCGCATGCGCTGACCAGGATTGTTCGCTCCAAAAAAGTTGGTGGCCAACTGCTTGCTTCTGTAAAATGCCGGAGGATTGGTCTTGGGTATGCTCATAGAAATATTTAGCTATAAAAAAATCAAAAAAATAGGCTGTACTAGTACAGCCTATTTTGTAAAAACATTTGAGTACTAGTAATTATCCAACCAGTGTTCCTGTACCGGTTGCTGCCTGTCTTAATGGCATTATGGTACTGTCTTGTGTGGCATTGTCGTATCGCACCTGCATTTGAATGGTAACTGCTTCACTGCTGGAATAGTCTAGTGATTCGTAGTTAACTGACTGCAAGAAGCAACCCTCTAGATACCAATTTTCCAACACTCCAGTGTTTCCACCATCAAGCATTTCAATCTTGGTTGTAAACTTGTAATTGATACCACTGAGCGGGCTGGTTTGATCAAAGTGGTTCATTTGCTTTTGTAGCTGAGCACCAATCAAACTGCTCACACTGTTGTTGACATCGTCGCGTACAGTCAGGTTAATGGGTTGCCATTCTGGCTTGTTGGCATAATACATCACACTGTTATAACTGTGAATGGCTGTATCATTATGGTTGATATTGGGACGATCTACTGTTTGCACCTGTCTAGTCAGTTCAAGCCCTGCACCAACTGGTCCAAAATTCTGCATGCTGACTCTAAAACGATAACGTAACTTTGGCATCAATATGCCATTACCACTGGTACCCGGTGTCAGTGGTACACCAAATTTGCTTAATGTTGGTTGAAAAGCCATAATACATTGTCTCCAATACTGCTAATATTATTTAGCATCATTGAATGGAGACGCTTTATATACCAAGTTTATTGATAGTTTTGCAACAAACCCTAACTAGATGCTGTCCTTGTACTTGTTTTCCACAAGTGGTTTCCATTCAGATATTCGATCATATTGATGAAGTATACTATATTTTTTACCAATACTGGTTGTAGCGTACTCGCCATCAAATACAGGCGCTGGTTCCAATAGATACGGTGTAAAATTCTTAGATGTGTCTTTACTGGTCCCTGCTTGGCACGCCCAGCCGTCTTCACTAAGTGCAAACTTGGTGATGGACTTATATGGCTCAGTGTTAAGCAGCACATTCAATGCTGCTTGGTCTGGATTATGTACCGGATTGTTGATGCTGAGAAGATAGATGTGCAAAAATAAATCTTTCATGACAGTTACTTCACCAGCAAGTACTCCGCAGTTCCAGATGGTGTTGTTTTTCATATGGTTGTATACAGCTGGAAAACTGTTCAATAGATTTTCATTACCCCAGGGTTCGTTGCAGTATTGAATACTTTCGCTGCTAACACAGATCTTTTTATCTCCGAGATTGTGTTCTAACCATTTGGTTGGATCTTGTTGAAACACAACATCCTTGACATCGGTGGTTATTACATATCTGTATTCATCAAGATTGGGTAACGAATTAAAAAATTCCCAAAGATGAAAAAACCTAGAAACCACAACTACAAATGCATGAGGATAATAAAAAATTTGTTTGGCATCATCTCTAGCAAATGCACGTATGTTAAATTGTTTATCAAGTAATTTTTGCACTGTGGCAAATGTGGAATTATACACTATCATGAGTTTCTCTCCGGAGAAACCAGATTGGTCCACACTGTTTGCCCAAAATTGTATTTTATCCCAGTCATAGTCGGTAAAACATCCAACTATGATATCTCGTTTTGTTTGAGTCATTTAATGCCATCATAACAGTGTACACTAAATGATAGTGCACAAAAACACAATATCTGTCAATATTTGTTATAAGGCTATGCGCCATATACCTGGAGCAGCCGACGACGGTATAAAGCTAGACCATGCGCCATCGCTCCATTCCAGTAATCGTTGGTTGTACAGGTTGTTGACAAACTGTGTAGTGGTGGTATTGAGACGACTGTTAAAACTCACAGTCCAATGGCTGCCGTTGTATTCAATAATGTCATCGGCAACTGCATTTAATGTACCCCATAGTTGACTGGAGGTTGCCAAATTGCTCAACAATAGATATCGTTGTCCAAGAGATGCTGCACTTAGTCCTGCGCCTGGACCAACCTTGGTGGGATCAATTACTGCTGTTATTGGGGTCAATGTTGTTGCAGGCAATTTAGAAGTGTCTAAAAACCACAGCAGCTTGTTTTGATCGGTGGCGTGATATTGTATCCTACCCACCAAGTCACTTGGATTCCAAGTGAGATTAGATGAATCAGCAAGTAGTCTTATCTCGCTAGCATTTTGATCATATACGCTGTATTCTCTAACTTGTCCATATGCTTCAAACAGTCTCCACCAGGCCAGCGTACCTCCTGGATAAGCAGCAGCTTGTATACCCAGGCCAATGGTGGGATGACCAGTTACGTCCACAAACACATTGTCGCTGCCATTATAGTTGATAAATTTCACTTGATTGAAGTCGTATAGCTCGCAAGTGAAATTGGTATTGGCCAATGCAGACTTTGCAGAATTTATAAAAGACCCGATATCATTTGAAGTTATTGCTATGTCAATACCATTAAATGACAGCACCTGCCCTGGTGTAAACGATGGTGTTACTGCACTAAATGTCACAGTTGGCAATAGATCGGCATCAGCAGTATTACCATTTGATTGCACAAGACTCAATTCATACTTGTTGATGCCCACTGGATTTATTTTTATTCCATAGTCACCGGGTGTGGTAACCACTCGATTTATAAATTCATAATCGGTCCACTCAACATCAGCTTCATCTTTGCTGCCTTGAATAATGTTGGTAACAATCTCTTCGATTATGGCCTGTCTCTTGAGTTTTGCAGGTGGGTTCAGCCAAGCATGCACTTTGAATTGCATGCTGGTGATATCTATTGCTGTGTCAGTACCAACTGGTACTGCAACACTGGACCATGTGATACTGTCCATTAGCTCAATATAACTCAGCATGGTCCAATCCAGTGGATTATTGCTGGTTTGAAAATCTATTGCAGGATTATACAGTGTTAAAATTTGTTCTAGTAACTGTTCTTTGACGTCAATGCTGCTGACCCAAATGGTAACTTCAAACGTGAGATTATATGGTACCGGCATGTACCTTTCCACTGTGTATCTATTGCCCATTTGATTGGTATACTTTTGTTGCTCTTCATCATAATATCTTTCATTGACTTGCACACGCTCAACCAAAGAAGGATCTTGTCTGCGTTCTGGGGACATGTTGATACTGGTAAGGTAACATGCAATAAATGGAGTAGTGGGTAGTTTGTTTTCACTGTTGCCTTTGATGATGGATGCTGCGATTCTTGATTGCTCGCCATAACGACACGGCACTCGATGCAGGGTTTCATTTGCTGTACCTGCACCAAATTTCACATAGAAGTTGCTGAATGCTCGCACAAACTGCAATCTATAGGCACGTAACTGTTCGCTATACCACCAGTCCATCGATCTTAACCTCTAAGAATAGATAAAAATTTAGTATAATTGCTTTCTCTTTCACTTTCACCCAGGTAGCCACCATTGATCCTGTGAGTAACTTCTCTAAAGTTTCCCTGATCAGTTAATGCTGTTAATCCATGTTTGGTCCAAAACCAGCATGCACTATCAACAGCACCCTGATAGTCTTGTAACAGATCTGGGTTGGTAAGCAATCTATCATCATGGTAGAGGTCCTGGCTGCATGTGGCATAATTGGATCGGCCAGTGATCTGCAGTATTCCTCTACCTCTGTACCGATATCCATCTCCAGAAGACTCGTCGCCATTGCCAATGCGATTTGCATAAATCTTATTGCCAATTTTTTCAGGCTGTCTAGCATAGGGCACAGCTGATTCAACTGTGGGAAACAAACGCGGAAATGTTGCATGAAGACCAGCTGAACTGTAATTTAAATTTTCGTGTAATTGTGTATAGTTATTGCTTTCGTGTGCAGTTTGTGCTAGAAACTCAGCAACTTCTTCAACAGTTACAATGTTATGACTGGGTAGAGAGTTAGACAGTGCTGCAAACCATTCTGCAGCATGTGCATTGGCAAGACATGCTGCCAATTTGTCTTGGGTGAAGTTGAAATTAAACTGTGTCATGTTGATTCCTTAAACTATGTCTGGATCTAATTTGGCTTTTACCACATTACGCAAGTTTTGCTGCTCGGGCACCTGTGTGCCGTCAGTCATGGTAGAAGTATTTTTGTTGTTAATAAAGGTGGCAAGAGTTTCATTGGCCGGTAGCCAAGGTTGTCTATAGTTGACTTCAACTCTGGACCATTTGTTTTGCTTTCTCTGATACAGCACACTGGGCTGATAATCAGTTCGCAGGAAATAGTCGCCAATATTGGGATCAAGTGGGAAAGTTGATCCACTGTTAACAGGTTTACTGCCGTTTGGCGGTATACCGTCGCCAGCCCAGATGCTTACCGGTACATTTAAATCACCCTGCAGTACATAATAGTGTGCACCTTGAAAATTTCTAAAAGGTACTTCGATTTCAGCTTGTGCTACGATTGCATCATTGATGGCTATTTCTTGATTGTATGTACTCAATAGGTCACTAAGTGTTGTAATATTGCCATTGGGGTTATTGCTGGGTATGGGGTCACCATTGACATCAGTTGCAGGCAAGTCAAGAATTTGTTTGAACTCTTGACTGTCAGGCATGGGAGAACATTTTACTCTCCATATGTGAGCATGCCATGTGGGACTGTATCCTTCTGCTGGGCGCACACCTTCGTCAACAACATAAAACTTGGAAACTGCGTTTTCCTGCCCCATCACTAGATTATCACGCATGTGAACAATTTCTACAACATCGCCGCTCATGAGCTTGCGACCAATTTGGTCCACCATGTTGTTGAGATGAAAGGTAATAAACACAGTGTCATTTGACAAAAACAATCCAAACTGTCTTAGGTCGAATTCTTGATCACTGACTGCATGATGCCCTTTCATGATATAAATGTCCGGATCGTATTTGCGATCACGTATTTCCATGTTGAGCACATCTTGGATCACCAACTCTGGAGTTGCTGATGTAGTTGTGGTTATATTGGGTTTGGTTGCATCATTGCTGTTTAACTGATCTTGTGGACCGAGATATTTGTGTATCCAAAATTCAGTGCCACCTATAGAAAATTGTTCAGCAACTTGCCGATCAATTAGTTGATAATCTTTGGTGCGTGCTGCTGCACCTTTCCACAATGTTAACTTGGGCATAACGTTGTATTTAGTTTGGTATTTTAGCTCGACATTAAACCCATAAGCTGTTATAATAGTTAGTGAAAAGTTGTATGATTTTTAAGGAATGTAATCAATGATAAATTCTGCGTTCAACGACAAGCATACTCGGGGCAGCGAGCCAGATTGGTATGCGATCAATCCCAGCAGCGAAAATCATGTTGAATTGTACAGAAATGCCATGACATGGACCAGATACGAGTTTGATTATTCTGCTCTCAAAGAGCAAACAGCCGAATATTGCAAGCTCAACAACATTGACTGGGAGCGCATGTGTCATGCACCAGATTGGCAATTTTGCACTGTGGGACAAATTGCTGCCATCATGAATTTTGGCGGACAAGTGCCTGAGCAGTCCATGACATGGTTCATGGACCAATTGGAGAACAAAATTGCACCTGCATCCAAAAAGGTTGCTGCACAAATATCCGAAGAGTTAATCAATTACGATGAGTTGGATGCTCGACAAAAAAATATTTTGCTGTATGTGGATCTATACAGCCGTATTGATTTACTGCGCACCAAATACAACCACGATACCGAACAACTGGTGGTGCATTTGAACCGATTGATGGGAAGATATAATCCCAAAATCGGCATGATCAAAACTCTCTATCGTCATTACAAAGAACTGTTTGATGACGAAATCAAGCACATACAGCAGCCAGGGTATGCTGACTCAATTGAATCTCTAATGTGCGTGGTTAATTTTATTGCCAATCGCAGCGGCAATGCGTCAGCTGTGATAAACAGCAAAAAACTGGACAAAAAGGTCATGTTGCGGGCTAGCAAAATGACCATTAAGAATTTTGATTCACAACTGGGACTGGTTGGAATTGATCCAGGTCTAGTGGTGGGAGCCAAAATGGCACTGGCATTCAACAGCAAAACAAGAAAGCTGTCGGTGTACATTGCCGAAGAAAACCAAACGCTTGACATCAAGGGCCAGTATATCATTAATTTTGATCAATCACGCAGCTTTGCAAAAACCATTCGCAAACCCAAAGACACACTGACAGCAGTCAACATGTCCAGTCAAAAGCGAGTCACGGTGGTGTTTAGCGAACACACCAAGGGTAAAAATCACGAGCTCACAGGAAAAATGGGCAAAGACGTTATCTTGATAAAAGCTTTCAAAAATTAACTCAGCAGACTACATGGTCCGTTTGCTCGATAAATATCAGCAAAGAAGGATGTGTATGCATGAGCAATAGTGATCTAAGACAACAGATAATCGATGATGTACAACGCATGCTGGGCGGTAGCATGGTTGACATTGAGTTGGATCCCGAAGATTATACTACTGCATTAAATCTAGCATTTGATCGATATAGACAACGTGCCAGCAATGCAACCGAAGAAGCATACTTGTTTTTGAGATTGGTTTACGAGCAGTCTGAATACACACTGCCCGATGAAATAATTTCAGTTAGAGGAATTTTTAGACGAGGCATTGGCGAGACCACTGGAGGAACTCAGTTGGATCCATTTGCACTAGCATATACCAATTTGTACTTGTTGCAAGCTGGTGCTGGTGGAGGATACAGTGCTGGATTGCTCACATTCGAACTGTTCTACGATTATCTCAAGCAAGCTGGACGCATGTTTGGTCGAGATTTTAACTACACATACAATGTTGCTACCAAAAAGTTATCAATAGTGCGTAAACCCACCGGCGGCGAAGATGTGCTGTTATGGGTTTACAAAATTAGACCAGATGAAGAAATTTTAAACGACCCATTTAGCCGGCCATGGATCAGAAATTACACACTGGCATGGGCCAAACAAATGCTAGGTGAAGCATACAGCAAGTTCAATTCCGTTGTTGGACCACAGGGAGGCACAACCCTCAAAGGTGACGCTCTCAAGAACGAAGCCAAAGAAATGATGACCGAGCTGGAAAAAGAATTGGACCTATACATTGATAACAGTCAGCCCTTGGGTATAATAATAGGCTAGTTGCGTTCAATTTTGTATATATTTTACTAATGTTGTATCATTAGTGACTGTCTCCAGATACGGCTTAACCATATGAGTGTGATATGTCAACTGTGTAATCAAGTGTTTGACAAACAAATCACCAACCGTCATCTCAAATACAAGCATAATATAACCACTACCGAGTATAAAAATCAGTTTGGCAAGTACAGCCTCACTAGTGAAGAATACCGTGCGGCCAAAAGCCAGCAGTCAAGTGGAACAAACAATTCCATGTATGGTAAAACTCATACCACTGATACCAAAAAAAGAATAAGCACCCGTAAAAAAGGACAACCTGCGCATAATTTAGGCAAAAAAATAACTGACGAGCAAAAACAGCTTCTCAGCAGCAAAGCCCACGAACGAGCACAAAAATACAAAGAAACTCAAACTCATCCAAGAGTTGGTAAACCTATCAAGGCCGAAACAAAAAATAAAATCAGTCAATCATTAACTGGTCGTGTCACTGCAACCATCGAGTCAAAACAAAAATCAAAAGCAACCAAGATATTAAATGGTACATACGGATTGGCTCCCATGCAGGGTAAAAAACACTCGGATGCTACCAAGCAAAAAATAAAAGCATCGCTGTTAAATTTGGCTGAAACTAGACACCACACGACTTATGAGAAAATAATAAATTTACTAAGCTCTATCAATATATCGGTAGTCCAGTTTGATCAACACAATCAATACATGTTGCTTGAGTGTCAGGCATGTAATAATCAGTTTGAATTTACCAAGCAATATACAACACCGTCAAAATTTCGAAAAGATTTATGTCCATATTGTCGACAGTCAGTTGCACACAGTGCAGCAGAATATCAAATACTTGATTTTATCAAAAGCTTGTTACCCGAGCAAACAATATTAAGCGGTAATCGATCAAAAATTTATCCACTTGAGCTGGACATATATATACCAAATCTAAATATAGCAGTTGAATATTGCGGATTATATTGGCATAGCGAGCTTAATGGTAAAGACTCAAAATATCACCTGCATAAATTACAAAAATGTCAAGAAAAGGGCATCAAGCTAGTCACTATTTTTGAAGACGAATGGATAAACCATTCTCATCTGGTAAAAAGTCGTCTGAAAAATTTGCTGGGAAAAACTACAAATAAAATTTCAGCAAGATCATGTACTGTAGTAACATTAGATAGTCATAGTGCTAATCAATTCTGTAAAAACAATCATATACAAGGTTCTGGACGAACCAACCATGCACAGGGACTTGTTTATCAGCAGCAGTTGGTGGCTGTAATGACTTTTTCTAAACCATCGGTTGCCAAAGGTGCAGCCAAACATGATTTCGAGCTTAATCGTTTTTGTTGCAGTATTGACACTGTGGTTATTGGTGCAGCATCTAGACTATTCGCAGCATTGATCAAAGATTTGGATCCAACCACTGTGATATCCTATAGCGATCTTCGGTGGAATTCAGGAAAAGTATACGAGATACTTGGATTTAATTTTGATGGTCAAATAACTCCCAACTATTGGTATATAGATTTTGCTCAATGCAAAAGAATACATCGGTATGCATTAAGAAAAAACACATCGGATGATAAAAATCTAACCGAGTGGCAAAATCGACAATTGCAAGGTTACGACCGAATATGGGACTGCGGTAATCTACGATACATCTGGACAAAAAAATAGCTGGGATAGTATCCCAGCTATTTTATTTATATAGTAAATTACACTAGATTTATACCGCTCGGTTAGATCCTGGCAAAGGTGTACCAGTGTTGAGAATACGTAGTGGTATATAAATGAATTCGATTGCTTTTTCAGGCTTGATTGCAACATCGATCCATAATTCGTTGCGATCGATTCTATCTGGAGTATTATTGGTTTCGTCACAAACCACTGCAAAGTCATACAGTGCACGCAATCCAACCAAGCTGTTCATAAAGCTCTGGAATGTATTGGTCACTGCATCACGTGTTTGTTTGTCATTGGGTTCAAACAAGAATGGTTTTGCTAGATTATCCAAGTTGACCACTAGATAGTTAACCAATCGTGCCACGTTAACACGATCCAGTGCACTGCTCACAGGGTTCAGTGTCTTCTGTCCATAGATCACCAATCCGCGATTTGGTATGTATGCAATTGGGTTGATGCTGTTGGTGTACAACACATCTCTCTGAGACTGATTCAATACCACTGGCACATATGTGTCATTGTTGTTGGCATCTAGATATCCAACACTGGTTGCACCAGTTACAAGACCACGGTTAAATCCAGCTGGTGCAAACCAAGGATAAGCCACCTGATCATTGTATGCATATGTTCTCAGGGCCAACACACTGGGCGGAACAAATATTTCTGATCCATCCAAGTTGGTGGCCAGTGCCCAGGGATAGTATAGTGATGCATATGGGCTGTGCGAAACCAATCCAGTTTCTCCGTCCATGCTTGCACCTGCTGCATTGGTTGCCCAATTTTGAATACTTGTACCATTGGCACTGAGTCTTGCTGGTGTATCACCAATGATGAATGCAGTGTTTTTCTTGTCTGTATTCATGATAATCATGTCATCTAACAATTCTGGATATCCGGGCACTGTGAGCAAGGTAAACGATGTGGTTTCAGCTCGTGCTTCTTGCGAATTTTCAATAGCACCCTGAAGAGCTTTTACCACTATTGCACGTTGTGCATGATATCCCATGTATGGTGTACCATCTGATCTGTTGCCGCTGGCAGTGACCCAACGATCTGTGTATGCACCGCTGGGTAGGTATCCAGGCGTCCATACCTTGACATTGTTGGTGCTGTATCGTGTGTTGAACAGCAGTAAGCCAGCTGGGTAAAGTTCTGCATTTGGTGCATCACTGTCAACGTAGTCGCTTGTGGCCATGGCTGCAGTGGTTGGTACGCCGCTTGCAGTTCCGTCATTATTGGGTCTTGCATCAGCAAAAATTATACCAGCTGGGCTGGAATGATCTGTATTGCTGATCAATTGCCAGGTTTTATTGCTGGCAATGTAACGATACAATTTTGGATAATTGGCTGTGTCTTTGCTGTCCAACCAAAGATCATAATCCACTAGTGGTGTAAGGTCACTGTGCACTGTTGGTGCAGTGGCACTGATTATTATTCCGTTTGGATCGGTTGCAGGATAAACATTGCGATAGCCTTTCCATACTTGACCATTGCTAACCATTACATCAGCAACCAAGTTAGTATTATACCAGAAAGTGCCTGCTGCTGGTGGGCCCAGCGGTGCAATGTTGCTGGCAGTATATGCAAATGGGCTCCATGCAGTACCATCCCACACCAAGAACTGCTGTGCAGCTGATGCTGGTGTGGTGTCTTCCGAATTGTATCTCAGATACACACTACTAATGGATTTGGCTGCACCAAAGCCTCCATTTGCAGCAGCATCCGAAGAGTACATGGGCACACTGCCGGTATTGGGCAAGCTGTTCAACACAATCCAGTTTCCACCTTGATATTGCTTGAGCACATAATTTGCACCTCTATCACTGGGTGTGGTGTTGATCCACACACTGCCAGATGCCAGAGCAGCAACTGAACTTGGCACAGTCAAAGAAGGACTGTATCCCTGATATGTCAGTTGTCTGCCATATGTTACGCCCACATCAATGCCTGCAGAATATAGTGGAGTTCCACTGACGTCTTGCATGGTAAAGTTGGTGCCGTTTGTGTTGGTGATAAACAATTTGTTGTTAACAGTAGTGGCCACAATTGGACCGCTAGCAAATGAATTGTTAATTTCATTAATAACACCGCCTAAGGTGTTGTTTGGACTTGCTGGCACATGTATAGTTACTGGACCACCACCTGCATCAATTGTAAACACATCACTGGTGAGATATCCTGGTGTCAAGTTAAAGGCTGCTCCGGCGGCACCTGCAGTTCCGCCAGTTACAATCACCGGATTAGTGGGATATGCTGAATAATTGCCTGCTGTGGACACAGACACAGATGCCACGCCCCAGGTGATGTTGATCGCTGCTCCAGATCCATTGCCGCTGGTGGCGCTGGGTGTTACAGGATTTGACGGAGTTGGACCAATGTACTGACCAGCTTGTATGATGGCCATTTGAGTAATTGTTCCGCCGCTGATGGCTTGAACCACCATGATAACTGGTGTTAGATAGTTTGCACCACTAAAGGTAAGTGTGTCATTAACTGCAAATCCTATACCACCAGTGGCTCCACTGCCAGTGGTAGCATATGCCACTGCCTGAATACTGGTTACATTGAGCACTGTGGAAGTTGCGTGTGTTCCGCCACTCACAGTCAGCAAATCATTTACTGCATATCCGCTACCGGTATTTGCCGGTACAGCTGATGTGGTTAACAAAGTAGCAGCATTAAATGTTGGATTTGATACTGTACCAGCAGCTGATCCAAAGTAAGTCTGTGTTGCCAATATACCAGCTGTTCGCAATGGATGATGTGTTTGTGATTGATCGTCGTTGTCTTTGAGGTATACGTTGTCGCCATCAAAGTTGGTAATACGCAAATAGTTATTGCTGCCTGTGCTGTATACACTGGCCACTGCATTGGTTCCGCCACTTGAGTTCAGCTGAATATTGATTGCTGCCACCAAGGCATTCAATGAAGTTGTGGGAGGCACAAGAACTGTTACTGGTGCACTTGAACCAACTTTTATGGTAAAACTGTCAGTGGTGTTGAATACAGGATTTGACACACTGCCAGTGATCACGCGAGGCACAGCTTCTCTCCAACCCCAACCTGCATAACGATTGTCGCCGTATGATGTGTCAGTGCTGCCAACTCTGAACCACCAAGCTTGAGTACCAAGTGTGGTGTTGAGAGTAAGTTTTTCCCAGATTCTATTTTGTTGATTGACATCACCGGGATCTGTGTTAACTACGTCTATGGCAAAATCGCCTGGATTGCCAAATGAGGATGCTGGCAAAACTGAGTTATATGGTTCAGCTGATTCAAATCCTAGATCAGTTAACACACTGGATGTGGTGTTCAACAAATCAATCACAGTGGAATTGCCTGCTGCCACAATGCGCAAATTATAGATGTCGCCATATGCTGTAGAAGTTGGAGAAAATTTACCAACTCTGCTGAAGATAGTGGCAGAAATATTTTTCATGCTCAGCTTGTTGTTGCCGTTGATTTTGCTCACAATTGAAGTTAGTGAGTCGCTTGTGGTAACTGGAATCACAATACCATTGATCACCAACGAACCGTTAGCTGAAATTACTGCAGCAGTACCGCTTGTGATAACACTTGCTGTCATTGCACTGTTGCCTTGCACCACAGTCTCAAGATTGAGACCACTGGTTATAACTTTTGGTGCATGCGATCCCCAAGCAAGTGCACTATTAACACTGCCATTGGATCTGAATATACCATATGTGCTCATGCTGGTATCAAGCCAGTATGTACCGTCAGTTACTGCACCAGCTGGTTGAACAGTTCTTGGAGCAAGCTGTGCCAAGTCAACATCGGCACGTATGACATATGCAGTGTTTGCAATGCCCAAAAACTCGTACAATGCATATAGACCATGCTCGTTAAGTTCGTTTCCGTATTGTGGTGTACCGCCAGCAGTGTAATAATTTGGATTACCAAATGTTTGAAGTACGTCGCGCTGGCTGGTTACTAGGTATAATTTTCCTGCATTTGAAGGAACTGTACCTGTAGCCAGTGCTGTGGTGCTGCCGGGTTGAAATTTGTTAGATGCTGTTGCAATAACTACCAGTGGCACTGTACCCGCTGTGGCGCTGGCATAAAAACTCTCATCAACTACTGAGACTGAAACGCCTGGGGAAACTAATGTAGCCATATTTTACCTCTTGTATGAATGAATATATCTGCGTGTGTTTATTTAGTGAAATGTTGATTAAATCATTGGTTTTTCATCACAAGGTCCTTGAGGAATCTTGAAGAGTTTGACATATTTGTATTACATTACAACTATGAAGAGAATTATAATAGGTGCAGTTGGATTCATTGGCAGTGGCAAAGGCACTGTGGGCGAATACCTGGTTAACAATCACAATTTTTACAATTTGAGTTTTGCAAAAACTCTCAAAGATGCAGTTGCAGCTATTTTTGGCTGGCCTCGCAATCTTCTAGAAGGCGACACTGCAGAAAGTAGATTGTGGAGAGAACAACCAGATGCATACTGGACCTACAAGCTGGGAAAACCCATTACACCTCGATGGGTGTTGCAATACATTGGCACTGATGTCATGCGCGATCATTTTCATAACAATATCTGGATTGATAGTTTGGAAAAACAAATACACAACCATACTGGAAATATTGTAATCACAGATGTGAGATTTGCAAACGAAATTCAAATGATACAACGGTTAAATGGAGCAATAATGTGGATTAAAAAAGATCCACTACCAATTTGGTTTAGCACAGCACAACAAGCCAGTCTTGGAAACACCGAAGCAAAAGATCTCATGAACAACCATTATCGTGTGCATGAAAGCGAGTGGGCCTGGACTGGACAAAATATTCAGATAACCATCAACAACAATGGGTCTATCACAGAATTATACAATAATGTTGAAAAGTGTATTAGCAATTTATAGCAGTTAGAATCGACAACCGTTTTTGTATTCTGCAATACATGCGTCAATCCAGATGTACAACGGCGAACTGCTAGAGAGCAAACCCAGATAGTAATATGCAAAAGAGTCTGCCCAAAATTCAAAGCTATCAGTAGTTGAATATTGAGTAGGGAACAAACTATGATCATTATTCATTGCATGATAATACATTGCATCCACTGCTTGATGCAAGTTCAACCCATTGGTTGACCCTCTAGCAACGCTGTTACCACACATGAATTGAAACCTATGACCTAATTCGTGTATGAGCACAAATTGATAACTTCCATTATGATATGCACCCAGGTCCACTGAAATTTGTATATAATCCCGAGGTGGGAACCAATACAGTCCTGCTGCACCATAAGTCAAGTTGTAATCAAAATCAATATTTTCATTGAGTATGTTGCCTATCCCATCAGCATCCAGCAATGTTTTAGTAGCATAAAAATCTTTATTGAACTGAGTTCTTGCTGCATCCGATGCATACGAAGAAAATTTAATTTTAAATCCAGCAGGAGGTTGGACTGTTGGGTTGGTGTTAATTGTTACAGTTGGCGGAAGTGGCGGTGGCTGCCAATCGGGACTGGTATATTCATCATCATAATTGTCAATCTCGTCATTTGTGATGAGACCGTCTTGACCTCTGCGGTCAATTGACACACCTCGTTCTGCATGTGGCAACTGCTGATCTAGAAATTCGATCAATCTTGAATTGGAATTTTTATTTTTTTGTGCAGGTGGATGTCTTTTCATTTGCAGAGATCTCAGTATATAAAATTTTTCTATTCGTACCGGTAATTATCGCCGTATTGGCCATTTGACAATTGATAAGCCAAATTTCTAGCACGTACAGTTTGTTTGCTTTCAGAAATATACATGATAGCCATTGGTTTTAGTCGAACTGCTTCAAGTTGTATCTCCTCACTGGGATCTTCAATTAATCGAATCATGATTGGGTCGCGTCTTACCAAACTCAACTGTCTATTTCTGTTTCTTTTCATGTTATCTGGCATAACTGAATATGCCTGTGGACATTGACGAAATGCTGTGTCTAAAATTTTCGGTGTTAATGCATGAGTATATGCAATGTGCAGTACAACACATGGATCTTTGATCACTTCATTCATGAGTTCGTCTTCAGACAGCCTTTCGCCGCGAATCATGTCTGCACGCAAACGACTAATCACATATGGTACCTTGCTTATATCGATTTCATGTGTGTTAGCATATTTTTGAGGATCTGCCAAAATCTCGTCAATTTGCTGTTGCAAACTCATGCGAATAATAATCCTGTCATGTGTGCTAGCACTATACTCTATCAACAGTTGAGAAATTTTCTTCTTTATAGAAACCGATTCATTTAAAAGATGAGATTTAACCAATTTATCAACATGCTGAGTGTTTTTTAATTGTAGTGTTATTTGATCAAGCGTTTCTTCAAGTATATGTATTCTTTCTAGCTGACTAGGCGGGCAGCTGGAAAAACAATTTATAGAAATCTTTGATTCGTCAACAGGAGAAATATCCTGCTCGTTATCGGTGTCAACCTCATCAGACGGTGGATTGCCAATAATAAAGTTTGGTGGCGGAGGACCAGTGTGCAAATCTTTTGGCAAGTCAACTATAACACGCCTAGATGTCTTGTAAGATTTAATTTCAGTTGGCCCAGGCAGATCCCGGCCAGTTATTTGGTGGAATATTTGATTTAGCTTGCTGGTCTTAGCCATTGATCGATAGTACTCATGCTGCTGGTGTTTATATCATGTATTTAGTTAAGTTAATACACTTGATATCAAACATGAACAAGTGTTACAGCAGCTTTAACCCATCCAATGCCGACTTAAACAATATGTCACTGCGATCGCCAAGACACCATGCACAGGTTAATTCTTGCCTGGTAAACAAATCTTGACTGCCAGTGGCCTGAGGTTTAATCATGGACATTTTTTTATTGTCCAGCAGATAAGGCGTTAATTCTCGATCAACCAAAAATGGATATGATGGATCAACAACAATTCCATAGATGCATTCTGTGTTGTGCAAGCGAGCTATGACATTTTCGATGTCGGCAACTGATGCAGACAGCACAATAGTTGTGGAAAATGCATCAGCACCTTCTATTTGACCTTCGCCGATGTAAGTTTGAAATATGGGATGCTCTGCACACTTGGTTGCCATCTGCACACCTGCATGATGCACCTGTGCCATGGCCTTTCCCGGAGTCATGCTGGGTAAATCATTGCGCACCAGTATGTATGTGTATAATTCAGCAGTCATCATGCACCTTTTTATCTACAGAATATTTTAGCACAATACCACAAGGTTTTGCTAGTTTATAAATAACGGATGAAATATATTGAATTTTGTCAGACAAGTAGCATCATACTAGAGGGTGGTAATGTGTTCAAATCTCTTGCAGGAGATTTATTAACCACTAGAATTGCACTAAAAGACATAGTGCCCACCATCAAGTGGTTAGAACGCATGGTACACCTGCCGCTGTTGAACAATACTCTGGGCAGCGTGGGTCATAAAGCCACCAGTGGTGATCTAGACATAGGTGTGGAATCCAAATACAAACAACAGTTGTATGCTGCATTAGTTGATTGGGCCGAGCAACAGGGTTTTAACAGCAGGGACTACATTCGCAGAAGCGGTATCAGTATACATTTTAAAACTCCAATCATGGGCAATGTTGCAAACGGCTATGTGCAAACTGATTTCATGTTTGGCGACAGTGTGGATTGGTTGAAGTTTGTGATTTACAGTCCGGGAGATAGATCACAATTCACTGGCAGCGATCGAAACATTGCCTTGGCTAGCTTGGCCAAACATCACGGATTGAAATTAAGCCAGACACAAGGGCTAGTGTCAAGGTCCACTGGCAAAGTCATCAGCATGGATCCGGATCGTGTTGCTGTCTTGCTGCTGGGACCAAATGCAACTCGAGAGGACACCCACAGTGTGGAAAACATCATACACGCACTGAAAAACAATAATCTAAGTGTGGGAGAAATAAGATCTCAGTTGGAAGACTTTGTCAACAACTTGAGTAATATACAGTTCAACCAACCGCTAGCAGACGTTGCTATAGAATTGATAACCAGTTAAAAAGCATTAAACACTATCAAACCAACATGATCAATCTATTTTTCTAAACAAATTCAAATTAGTAGTAGACTAATTTTAGTAATTGTTATGATCCAGGCAAGTACGGCTTGTTTATAATATCGTCAATGGTTTCGTACTGCATGCGATTGGGACCAAGGTCGTCTAATGTTGTAAAAATTGAGCCTGTGCCATTACTGCGAATCAAAAATGGTGCAAACTCTTTATCATTAACAATGTCAAAATATCTACGCATCAGCTCATCGTGATTTTCTTCTGTGGGATTTTCGCCGTGCGTGCGCAACCAGTTTTTTGTAAATGTAATTTCTGGTGCAGATCCACCGTCTCTACTGGTCTCCAGTATACCATTGTGTAGGTTTTGCAAAGTCAGATTAAAGGTTTTTAGCAATGCTTCTGTTTTGCCCATGAACAAGTGATCTGCTGCATGGTAAGGGTAATATACCTTGGGTCCGAACACCATGCTGCCGCAAACCCACTTGGAATCATCAAGCATAAACTTGTCAACAAGTTTTTCCAAATTTGAGTAGCGCTCGTCTGTTCTATGTTTAATTGTGTATCTGGTATAACATGAGCGCAGGCCAGCTGCAGTGGTATACGAATGCAAGAATATGTTGTTGTCATTTCTTACATTTCCCACCTGTTGAGTTTGATGCACAATGTTTATATCATGCTCTTTACAAAAATCAATAAAGCCAGTATTACCAACAAGATGTTCTGTGTAGGTTGACACAATGATTTGAGTAAACAATGTTTTGTAATATGGCACTGCAGCAACAAAGTCCAGTTTGTCATTGAACAACGGTCCCTGTATCATTAATGATACATCAGGATACTTTACTTTCTCCATGCAAATCCTATTCCATAATCATTTTCATTTACACTGCAGCAATTTTCTACTACATGCCAAGTTTTTTTATCTAGGTATTTTACAAACATTGTGGGCCCAGGATGTATCGATGTGTCATGAAAACCAACTATGCCATTTGGTGATAGAAACTTGGTATATTCCCACTCTGTTAACACTTGGTTGATACTGTGCCAACCGTCAATGAATAAAAAGTCAATTTCGCTAACACCTTTATCATTTAAAAATTGCATAACTTCATCAAGATTTGATGAATCAGTTCTTAAAGTATAGATATTTTTATCAACATTGTTCAAGTAACTGCTGTCATCGATATCAACTCCCAGGTACACAGTGTTAATATTTTTATTATCAAGAAATGTACGTGTTGATGTCATTTCGGTTGGAGTGCCGTTACAATCAACACCAATTTCCAATATACATTTACATGTGTCTTTGATTTTAGAAAAATGTTCAATTATTGCATCTATGTTGCACTGGCTCATGGTTTGATCAATTCCAGTTACAGGGTTCACCACTGAGAAGGACCGATCTGGTACTTCGGGAAATCTACCATGGTTACCATCAAGGTCATCTCGATCATCATGAAACCGAATATCTTGAACCAAGTCTTCTTGCCACTTCATATGATAATTCTCCGATTTGTATATTCTTCAGTGTACCAAGCAGTGTTCACATACACCACATCAAGCTCGTAACTGTGACACAGTTTTCTCAATTCAGTGACTTCTACAAATCCCAAATTGTTCAAGTATTGATCGATATCGTTAAACAGCCCATGTCCGTGATAGTAAGGTTTTATCCCGGCTTCGGTGATGATGACCTTGGTATTGGCTAGGCAGTTTGCGCCACCTTTTAACACATCAAGCTCGGCACCTTGGACATCCATCCAGACCAAGTCCGGGCCAGATATGCCAATGCTGTTACAATAATCATCAAGCGAATATGCATCAACTGTGATTTCTTTTTGTATCCAATGCTCGTTTAAAAAAGTGCCATTGAGTCCGTCAATTAACTTCAACTTGCTGGCAACACCATGATTATAATTGCCCCAACTGGGAACACTGTGTTCAGTGTCTAGTGGATAAAAATTAATTTTTCCGCTAATGTCATTGACTGCAAAATCATTTATCTTGATTCTGTCTTGAAAATCTCTAGAGAGTTTAGACCAGTTGTTGTTGCACATGGTAACACATGCTGGAGATGCTTCAAATGCATGAACCACAGTGTGCGGAAATGCAGTTGCTAAACTAATTGACTCATTTAAATCTCTACTGCCGATATCAAAGCAGTGCAGGAAATTGTCAAAGTCCAGTCGGTCAGCAACTGCAGCTAGTCGTTGATGCATTTCCCTGGCATTGTCGTCATGTGTTCTTGGCAATAGGTTTGCTAGGTATTGACCATTGTTCACTTCACAAGTCCCCATTTGGCAATGGCTTGTTCATACTCTGTACCATATGTGCGGTCCACAGCTTGACGCATGGCCGTTGCACCTGCTAGAGTGCCACCTGGGTGTCCATGAACAGCTCCTCCAACGTTGGCAAGATAGTCAATGCCTGCCAGTTCTGTGACCTTTTCAACCAGCCCAGGATGCATACCACAGCTGAGAGCAGGTACAGTATTACCTGCTCCCAATACATTGATGCATTGCTTGATTTCTTCAGGGTTATCATTGCTGTACCCACCAACCATGCCAGTTTGTATGGTGTCCACACCCATCAGTGTTGCCAGCTGACACATCACAGGCCATGCAATACTGAACCTGTGATTTACATCGGTAAACACCTTAGCGCCACTGCTTTGATAGTGTAGGTAAATGGGAAGGTCCAGCTTGCGAATGCTGTTGTAAACACCCAGTCCACTGAACACATTGATGTGCACTCCGTTGCCTCCCAGCTCGTGCACACGCCGCACCCGATCAACTACCACATGCGGATCACAGTTGATGGTATGGCATATGACCACTTGACGACTCTGCTTGGCCATGTAGTTGGCTATAATATCAACTCTGCGTTCCAGTGGTGCACAAACAGGATTACTCATGATTTCATCTTCTTTGATAAAATCCACTCCGCCATCTACCATTTGCTTGATCATTTCCAGCAAGGTTTCAGCACTTATGCCAATCTTGGGTTTTACAATACTTCCAAACAGCGGCTTGTTGTATTGGCCAGTAAATTGTCTAATACCGCTAAGTCCAAACTTGGGTCCAAGAAAATGCTTGCGCACACATTCTGGCAATTCAAGTTTGATCAATCTACAGCCAGTGATGATATCAATGTCCACATGGCCGCCCATGAGCTGACACAGGAGGTGACTGATGCCGTCAGTTTCCCAGTCAGTATTGGCGACTGGAAAACCAAATGCAACTTCCAATGTGCCGGTTGTATCCAATCTTTGTTCACTGTCCAGTATGATACAGCTATGATTTTCAAACAGTTCGTCGGTTTCCCATTCATTTCGTACATTGGGATTTCCAACACTTTGTCCAATTGCTAGATTCCACGCTGCATCTTTAATTGACACATTGCTGGTCAAAAGATATGTTGCAATCACATAATCTTCACTGTTGATTTCGTTACGAGTTCTATAAAACTTCATCTATGCCTCTTTGTGCTGTTTCTACTGTCACCACTGCGGACCTCGACAGTTGTTACCTCTCACTATTCTAACGGGTAAAGAGATCGGTTTCAAATATTCTAATGAAAAATTTCTTCTAAAGCTGTTGAATTTCATTGCTTCTGCATTGGGTTCCCACAAACTGTATAATTCGTCATCTGATATGTTGATGGTGTTGTCAAACATGTGTGTAAAAGCTGGCAAAAATACAGGATCGAAAATAAATCCCAGATCTGGAAATTTAGCATGATGATTGCTCAGATAAAATCGTCTTGGTTCCAACAAGCCAAGTTCAGGATAGTCCCATATACAAATATCGGGTCTTGATATTAGCACCAAATCATATGATTGCTGATTTCGCAACATGTGCATGTCCAGCATTTTGGCCACACGTTGTACACTGTACATCTGGCTCAAGATGTTGTTAAATGCATTGGGTGTTTCAAACCATCCTGCTTGCCATATGTGCGGCCAATCCCGAGCTTTGGCTCGATCATACATGATTTGTTCTTGTGGAAACTTTATTGGATTGTCAAACTTTACTTCTGTAAAGCGATATTTTTCCTGTACCTTGGCCATGGCATCTGGATCACTGGGAGATGCTTCGTATGAGACATGACTGCTTTGACTCAAGCGTGCACTGGTCTCAGGTGACCAAAAGTGACCAAATACATCAACATCTCGATATCGATTGATTATGAATTGATGATGGCTTTCAGTAGTATGCGGATTATCAATCCATCTCAATTGGCCAAACAGTAAAAGAGCAATTTTCATTTATAAACATCTCTACCCACAACATCAACCAGTATCAGCTGCATTTTTGCTCAGCCTGTGCTTCTGTGATGGTACACAATTGATCAAAAGAATCGAGCTGATACTTGGTCCATTTACCGCATGGAATACCCTGGGGTGCACGATATCCCACACTGGTATCCAGTATAACTTCAACTGCTCGCAGTCCTTGATATGCACTGTTGGGTATTGCATAAAAATAAAATCGATCTTGCTGCTTGCTATAACAAACAGCTCGAATCAACCCAACTTTGTTTTTGACATCACTGATGGTGAAAGTGTTCATCCAGCAATCTTTACGTAGATTGTTACATCTAAAAACACTGACTGCTTTTTTGGCATCACTGTTGTCAGTGAAGTCACGACCGTGTTCTGCTATTCGACTATATTGACCGTTGCTGTTGCAGGCCAAGGCATTTTCCAATAGTGTTTCAATGTGTATAATACCTTGCTCCACTAAAGACCTAGCAAAATTAATATATTCAGTTGGTTGACCTTTGAATGCATATGGTGCAAGTAAGTCAAAAAACTTATAGTCCTCGGCAGTGACCATCACAGTACTCATCAAACACAATCCTTCTACACATGTGTATTTGTGCGATTGTGCAAGAATAGGTTTGGCAAAATCAAAATGATTCAGACTTACCAGCATCACGCTAAGTACAAGGTGTCTGAATCTCTAGGAATGTTTATGCTTTCGCATGCTGGATATGGATTTGATGCAGCATAGTCGTTGACAATAATGCGCTTGCTGTGAGGTAAAGACATGATGAGATGATCAAATGGTATTTGATACTTATCTAGCTCAGCAACAGTTTCTACTCTATATCGCTCAGGGCGGCTGGTGGTTAAAATTATAACTGTATTGCCCTGCTGGTATAGCTTTTGTAACTGTTGTATATTGTTCAACATGGGTTTACCCATGCCCATCATTGGATATAGGTTTACGCCAGTATTGGTAATCAAAGTACCATCGATATCACAAAAAACTGTTTTGAACTGACTTTTGTACTCGAGCCAATTGTCAAGTGTGCCCCAGTCAACATAATGACTAACCGGTGTGCCTGTGAAATTTTGGTTGTCAAGTATCATTTGAAAAATCACATGACTGATATAGCATTCTTGACCATGTGTGTATTGGGTGCAAATGAGCTCAAAATATTTTACAAAGTCGCTGGCATTTTTAAAACCATAACCACCCACACTGAAAAAACTGCTGACCACTTTTTTCTCAATAATACCTGTAATTAGATTGTTATAATCCATGCTGATGTAACTTTTATTACTGGCATTGATTCTCTGGTGTTGTTCAAGACTGCTAAAGCACACCTGGTTATTATCAAATTCAATGTTGGCAACAAAGTAGTTGTCACTGTCTTTGACAAATATATATCCCTGTATATTCATCTGTTTAATGATTGTGTATACTGTTTCGCTTTGAGAACTGGTAGCAGTGTCCAACGAACAAAAATACACTCGGTCTAATATGCCTAGCTCATCTAGTTCTTGTTTGAGCCCACTGAGAAAACCATACTTGGTTTCATGTTCAGACAAAAATCCAATGTATATGCAATCAAATGCTGTTAGGTCAAGACCTTCAATGCTGCTGGTCACCATGAATCTTGAAGTCTTGGGATGAGTCAACATCCATTTGGGTCTAGTGGTTGCAAACCTGGTGGATTTGCCTGCTATGGGTATTATTAAATTCTTCATAAAGATCCAGTTTGGCTATTGCACAATCTAGAATGTCTTTCTTGTATTGATCCATTGCATAAGGTTCAATTCTCAACAATGTTAATGCATCAATCATGAAAAAACTACTAGATGTATAAACTAAATTGTATTGCTTGCTGAGTAAATTCCAAATATAATTTATAGACTGTGCAATTTTTAACTGGTTATTATTTTTCATTCGATCATGTTCAATACTGCTGCTCCAGTGATAGTATAGATCTTGTTTGAGTTTGGAAAAATCATACAATGGAGTTTCAATATGCGAGTCTAAGAAGTCTATCAAACAGTATTGCCCAGGCTTGAACAATATGTTGCTTAATGTTAGGTCACCATGACAGAATCCAGTATTCACCAATGTCTTGGTATTGCGTTTGCGTAAAAATCTAATAAACTCTTTGTGTCTACTAGGTGGTTCAAGTGCAGCAAGTTTTCTATCCACTTGATGTGTTACATCAATCATGGTATCTTGCCAATTATGATCCAAATATTCTCTCAAGGCTTGATAAAAATCATCCAAGTCTACTCTGGTACACGTGGCAAAAAACTCAATAAACGATGCCCCAGCAATATATGGCATGTCAAAATACACACACCCTTGATCTGTGCCAGTTCGCAATATGGGAGCAGTTGAAAATGTTAAATCAAAATTTTTGTCATAGCGCAACTGTTTGGAAATTTGTCGCAATAATCGATCATTGCCGCTAACCGCGGATGCAGATTTACGAATAGTTGATTGATCAAGTATGGTTAAATTACAGCTTGATAATCCAGTATTGATCATGGAATCAATTGTCAATGTTGATATTACTGCTTTAGCACAGTAGTATTGCAATCACGCAGCACATGATTAACATTATCGACGCCATGCAAATCCTATACCATAATCAATGTCGTGTATTACACAACTATTATCAATCACATGCCATTTGCGTTGGTCTAGGTTACGGGTAAACAGGTACGGTCCAGGATGAGATGCAGTATCGTGCCAGGCCACGATACCATTTGGTGCAAGCCAACGTGTGTATTCCCACTCAAGTAAACATTGATTGATGCTGTGCCATCCGTCAATGAAAAGAAAGTCAATACTGTCTACACCAAGTGAGCTAACAAATGACCAAATTTTTTCCACATCAGACGATGTATGTTGTATGGTAAACACATTTTTAGCAGCATTGGTTAGATAGCTTTTGTCCATGATATCCACACCAACATACACAGTGTCCGGTAATTTGTTATCTAAAAATGTTCTTGTACTGGTCATCTCTGTGGGTGACAAGTTACAATCTACACCAATTTCTAAAATGCATCGTGCATGATCTCTTACTCGGCCAAAATGCGTTTGCAAGTTATCAATGTTGCATTGACTCATGGTCTGTGGTTGTGCAGTAAGTGGATGTCTAACCACTATACCTCTAGTGCGGTTGGGACAGTTGGGTATACTACCATCATTTTCATCTAGATCATCACGATAATCATGAAATCGAATATCCTGTGCTAGATCTTGTTGCCATTGATAAGTTGTCTGTGTCATGTTATTGCTTGAGATTGTAGTTGTATTCATATGCTCACTAATATTAATAGTGTTATGCCAGTTAAGTATATATTTTATTTATGTAGAGTTTTAATAAACGTGGTCCACAGTGGAGATCAAAATGCATTAATAAATACAGAATGAAAAGCATTGAATTAGAATCATACACAGGTGCGCCACTAGAACGTGGGGGCACTGCCATGCGAACAACAACTCCTGCTCCGGCACTGGTGTGGTTGGTGAATTCTCACTATTGGCCCAATCCCATACAGGTATTGGACTACGGTGCTGGACATGGTAGAAACGCACATTACTTGAGATCTCTAGGACTGCAAGTGTATGCATATGATCCATTCAATGGCACACATCATGATGGTTGGATCGGTGTTTCAAAAAAATTACCAAACATGGCATTTGATGTGGCCATTACGTGTTTTGTGTTGAATGTAGTACCCAGACCAGACGAAGAAAATATATTGGAAACTGTGCAAAGCTACAGCAGCAACAGTTTTCACATCACTAGAAATCTAGACATAATGGACATGGCCATGCATGCATTGCTAAAAAAAGATCGATTGGTGTCTAAATTTTGGCAAGAAAATTTTCTAGCTAGCCTGGGCATGCCAGCAGACACTGTGCCCACTCGCGAGTTGGTTATGGATTTTTGCAAATACGGATTCCAAACCACCAAGGGTTTTCAACGCATACCCATGCTGGAAGCAGACTATGGATACTCACTTATCAAACGCAGCAGCGGTTATAAAATTTATCAAGCATAATGCTGATAAAAATGTAAATCAAGCAGATATCTTGTATTTTACTCTTGTACTAATAAGTATGATAATTGATATATTAGCATATTAATGCTTGACAAACTACAAGCACGATTATAAATATAGTATAAGGAAACTTTACTATGTTTTTTGAAAAAGATGAAATTCTAAAATTAGTTAAACAATATCCAAAACACTATAGTATTATTATACGTAAAAATCCGATATTATTTGCATGGGTTGAAGCTAATCACAAATTAGCGAATAACACTGATTCAATTGGTGCAAAAATTTATAGTGCTGTGTATCAAGAATCTGATGTATGTTCGGTAGGAAATGTTAAAAAATACACTAGATGGTCTACAGGCTTTTCAAACTGCGGACCAGCCGCTATATGCAAGTGCACACAACAGCAAATTTCAGAAAACGTACAAAAAACTAAATCTGCATATAGTCAAGAAGATCATGATCGAATCAATCAAAAACGTAAAGACACTATGAAAAGTATATATGGCGTTGAAAGTACATTTCAACGTCCAGAAATGCAACCTTTCTTGACCAGGGCAAAGGTTGATATGGATGTGTACAACAAGATAACTGACCGAGAATGGCTAAATGAAGAGTACATTAATAAGAAGCGCACTTCAGTTGACATTGCAGATGAACTTGGTATTGATTACAGCACAGTAATATTTCACTGTAATAAGTCGGATATTGAAACCAGAAGTGGCAGTAATTATTCACTAGTGGAAAGAAAGGTCTCCGTATTTTTAGATGAGTTAGGTGTAGAACACAAAACGAATGTAACGCGGATGTTATCTGGCAAACTTGAGTTAGATATCTATGTACCAACTCATAATTTTGCAATAGAAATTAATGGTCTATATCATCATTCAACTAAACGGGTAGATGCCAAACAGGCTGTCAATAAACATATTAGCAAAACACTGCTGGCCAATGAAAAAAATATTGAGTTGTTTCATGTAACCGATTGGGAATGGGATAACAAACAAGATATCATAAAAAGCATGATTAAAACTAAGCTTGGATTTAATCAGAAAATTCATGCTAGAAAATGTACTATCAAACAAGTTAGTACTGCACAGTCTAGAGAATTTTTAGATCAATACCATTTGCAAGGTTATATTCCCAGCAAATTTTATCTAGGACTTTACTACAATAATGATTTAATCATGATGATGACTGCTGGTAAACCAAGATTTAATAAAACCAAATATGATTTAGAAATATACCGTATGTGCTCAAAAAGCGGGATAACAGTTGTAGGTGGTGCATCAAAACTACTTGCATATTTACGTGATCAGTACAATGTATCAAGTATTATCACATACTGCGACAGAAGTAAAAGTGTTGGCAATGGATATATGCAAATGGGTTTTAAAAAGATTGGCGCCACAGAACCAGGATATTTTTGGACAAATGGAAATCTTGTTGTATCAAGATATCAAACTCAAAAGTCTAGACTACAATCTTGGCTAAAATCCTATGATGCATCAAAGTCTCAAACAGAAAACATGATCGCTGCTGGTTATGGTAAATTTTGGGATTGCGGTAACTATATTTTTGTATATAATACATAAAAGAATTAGCACCCAGTGTTGCCACTGGGTGCTAAAGTTAAGTAGTTATTTTTATTAAATTTTACAGGAACTTCAAATGTGCTGTATTGATAGCGATACCAGCCACGTAGTCTGCTGCGTTACCAAGTGAACTTGAGCTGTTGCTGAGTTCCAAATAACCATATCGTGTCATAAAGGACACAACTGGTTCAAATGTATTTGGATCAATGATAACGCCTGAGCTTGTCAGCGGAACGTATGGGGAGAAGTAAGCTGCTGCGTCAATTTCGCCAGGCCCCTTGTAACCAACGAGTACTGCTGTATCGTCAGCTGCATACTGGTCCACATACACGCGCATGCTGTTGTTCAAAGTACCAACAAAACGGGTGTTGGTTGGTGCTTCAAATGTACCTTCAGTGGTACGAGCAAATGCTGATGTTGTAGCTGACTGTAACACTGTGAGTGCGGTTGGTGAAACCACAACCCAGTTACCTGCACCACGACGTGTGCGGGCAGCAATCAAGTTAGCAGCACGATTTACTAGTGTAGCAAGAGCAGCATGCTCGTCACCAACGAATGTTGCAGTACCGCTAACGGCTGCTTGGTCGTAGGTTAGAGTCACGCCTGCAAGTGTACGCAAGCTAACCAAGATTTCCTGGTCAATTTCTGCAGTGATTTCTTGAGCCAGTGCAGCCATGATCTCTGCTTCAATGTCAATGCCCTGCTGAGCTTGTGCATCTTGAGCAGCTTCAAAGGTCCAACGAGCTGAAAGCTTACGGGTCTTGGCTTCAACTGTTTCCTTCAAGATCTGGATGTTCAGGCGCTTGCCTGCAGTGCCTTCTAGTGAAGTCACGTTAGCACCCTTGGGTGCAGTGCTGTTGCCATTGCCGCTGTAGAAACGTGCAATGTCAAATGGGCTTAGTGCTTCAGCACCAGCCACTGTGCTTGAGGGCGAGCCAAAAGCGTCAGCGTAACGAACACGCAGTGTGTGGATCTGTCCAACTGGGCCAGTCATGGGCTGAACGCCAATGATTTCGTTAGCAATAACAGTTGGCATCACACGACGGATTACTGGTAGAATGACCTTGTTGAGAGTAGCAATGTTACCAGCACCAGTGGCACCAGTTGTTGCACTTTCCAACAACATCATTGGATTGTTCATCATTTCTTTTCTTGTATTTTCTAGAACAGACTCCATTACCTTTTTGCGATTGCCGGTAAGACCTTCGCAAAGAGCGGTCTTGGTAGCTGCCCAATGTGTTTCAAAGAGGTTCACTTTCATGATTTATTTCTCCATAACTTCTTTGTTGGTTATACCTGCTAGATAAAGAATCTGTCCAATCTCACTGTTTTGCGCAGTTTCTGTTGGTTGTACTGTCTCTGCAAGTGTTGCTCTGTTACCAGTAATGGCAACATTGCGTTGGGCGTTTTCCACAAGCTCCCGCTGCTTGCTTGCGACGCTGGGCGCATTGCCGTTGTTAAGAACAGTTGGCAAATATCTATTAAATGCTTCTTTAAGATTGTTATTTTTAACATCTTCAAGCATTTCTAACATAATTGCTCGCTTTTCGCGGCTTAACGGACCAGTTAACTCAGTGAGTGTTTCCAGTCTCTTTGCTCGGTCGTTAGCTTCTTGAATTAGCTTCTTAGCTGATTCGGCCAAGCGTGTTTTTTCTTGCACATGGGATTGTGCAGTTTTAAGTTGTTTGCGATTTTCTTCAAGTTGTAGCTTGAGCTTTTTGAGTTCGCTACCTTCACTGAGATAGCTGCTCATGTACTCAGCAACAAATGATTCAAAAATGCGACGTCCAAAATTATTTTCGCGTGCACTCTTGATATCGTCGCGCCATTGTACTAATTCGTTCTTGATAACTTCGTTGAGGGTTTTATCCAACAATGCAACTGAACGATTAATCAATTTCTGTTGACTTTCTTGTATTTTCTTTTTGCCTAGTTTGGCCAATTGCACACGCTGTTCAACGAGTGCTTTCTTATCAACTTGGAATTCAGTGATCTCTTCGCTCAGTTGCTTGAGTACAAAGCTTTCCAACTTGTTGATTCTTTCTGCCAACTTGGCATTGTTTGATTCCTTGAGCTGTTGCACTTCACGAGCCAAACGCTTGCGCTCGGTTAGAGCTGCTCTACGGTCCTTTTGAAATTCTACAATTTCTTTACGCAGTTGAGCAGTTGCAAAATCCATGAACTTTTTATTATTTTCATGTATTTGCTGCTTCATTTCAGTTTTGATCTTGACAGTTTCTTCAGCTAGTTTTGCACGTTGCTTGCTTACTGCGGTACGATCAATTTGGAATTCATTGAGTTCTTTTTTGATGCTGTCTTGCATCAAACGATCCATTGCTTCAACCAGTACTGCTTTGTCATGGGCATAACGAGCAGCATATGTTTCTTGAAGCTGGGCTTCTGCTAATTTAATCTTGTTGTCAAAAGCTTCTTGAAGTGCTGTCTTGACTTCGGGGCCAAGTACTTCACTTTCCAGCAGCTCTTTAAGTTGATCTGTCATTGGACGTTACTCCTCATTAAAGTTTCAAATTGTCGATCCAGTTGAGCAGTATGGTTTTGAGCCCATGTTGTGCATGGGGATCATGTCTCACTGTTTCAGCTAAATCTATAATTTTATGACCATATCTGCGTCCCATGATAGCTTCATAAACTGGTACTGGGTATGCATTAGGAGCAGATGGTTTGGCTACGATATCCACGGTCAGCATGTCAAACTCGCTAACATAACCGCTGTCGTCAACATTACCAGAACCTCGTGAACTTACGCCCAGTTTGATTCCAGATTCCAACAATGTCTTGACAATGGTACCGCATGGTGTTGGTAAAATTTCCAATTTACCATAACCGTTATTACCGTCCATCCACATTTTGGTGATTTTATGACTCACACGATCCAGGTGTATTTGCAGTTCCTGTGGGTGATCGCATTCACCAAGCACTCCATTGTCCTTGCTAATTGATTCATTGAGTGCATCAACAGCTTTTCTAATTTCAGTCACAGGATAAACACGGCCGTTGTGATTTCGACGACCGCCTTCTACAAATATACCTTGCATGTACATTTTTTTCTGACCGCTGGCATCATCCTGCTCAGTTAAGACTTGAGCATTTGCTGCATCGTAGGTTAAATGTTCGACCAATATGTTGTTTTTCATGGCATGTATTTGGCTATCCAATGATATTTATATGTAATTTTAAAAACCGGTATAAAACGGTGGTTTTTTAATGAAAAAGCACTGCAAG